ATGAACTATTCAAAAGACGGAATAACAGTTGCGCCCATAATAGATACGAGTCATCCGAAAAAGAACGGAAAGTGCCCCGTAAAAATTCGTGTAACCTATCGCCGGGATCGTCGCTATTATCCGACGGGCAAAGACCTTACCTTGGATGAGTGGGAAGGTCTGACTACAACGAAGGTTCGCGCCCTTGTGGCCGTTCGTAAAGATATAGAAAGCAGTTACCAAATTGTTCGTGGGGTTGTTGAGGAATTGGCACGCGACGGTATTTTTTCATTCGATAGCCTCAACAAGCGATTGAAACGTTCGGGGGTTGATACTCTTAACCGTGCATTTGCGGCTAAAATAGCGGAATTAAAAGAGCAGGATCGTATCGGGTCAATGCTGGTTTATAATGTTGTTATACAGGGATTGGAGCGGTTTGCCGGGGATCGTATTGCTCTTGAATCTATAACGGTGGATTGGGTAAGACGTTATGAGCGCTTTCTACTCGGAGAAGGTAAGAGCCGTACAACGATCGGAATACACATGCGCCATTTACGAGCCATATTGAACGATGCTTGTCGATGCGATGCGATTAAACCCGCGCAATACCCGTTCGGCCGAGGGAAATATGAAATACAGGCCGGTGAGGGCCGTAAATTGGCTTTAACGCTGGAGCAGATCGGGCAGATCGCCCGCTATGAGGATGGGAACGAAGCAACGGCCAAATACCGGGATTATTGGCTGTTCCTCTACTTGTGTAACGGGATCAACGTCGCCGATTTCGTGAAATTGCGGTATCGTGATATTGTGGACGGTGAAATCTGTTTCGTGCGTCAAAAGACCGAGCGCACGACTAAGACCCGTAAGGAAATCCGGGTCGCGGTAGTTCCCCAGATGCAAGCTATTATCGACCGCTGGGGTAATACTCCAGCACCGAATAACTTTATTTTCCCAATTCTCGACGGGTCGGAGGATGCGGTGCAGAGCCACGCTAAAACAATAGCCGCTACCGGGTTAATCAATAAACGGATGCGGATGATCGGGGAGCAGCTCGAAATTGGGAACATATCGACCTATACGGCGCGTCATTCGTTCGCTACGGTGTTGAAGCGTGCCGGGGCGAATATCGCCTACATATCGGAAAGCCTCGGCCACCAAGATCTGAAGACGACGGAAAACTACCTTGCCAGCTTCGAGCGAGAGGAACGAGAGAAAAATGCTGCATTACTGACGAATTTTTAATACGATTATTTGCATAATGCGCCGCAGTGCAGTACCTTTGTCATATCGTGTTATTTTAGTTGGAATGATCGGCGGGGCACATCTTATTTCCGTCGGTCATTCCGTTTTTACTGCATTTCTCCTCTTGGATGTGGTGAATAGCAACAACCTCACGCCTAACCGACGCACTATTTCGCCGGACAAAGGGTGTTTCATTTTGGAACAGTGCTTACAGTGACGGAGAGAATGTCCGCCAAATGGACGATGAAACCTGGTGTTAATAGATTTTGCCTTTCCTGTTTCACCTTGCGAACGATGCTATTCTTGCTTTTGTAGTTTATAGGCGTGCACGATGCCTCATACTTTGCCTCAACTCCTTATGCAACACCTTGCAACTTATTCCCTACGTACTGCGCTTTTGCCAAGAGTTATACGGCATCGCGATTGATGAACAGCGAATCATTGAAGTGTTTTTTGTTTTCCCCTATGAAATACGGCAAATTCTTCGCCTTTTCGATTCTTTCGGTGTTGTCCTCGACCCATCGTTTGAAGTTGTCGGGCACATCCTTGACCTCATTCAGCGGTTCCTCCCAAAAATCCCTATCCGTGCCCTCGTTGGCTATAATTGGCACTGCATAGCACTTGCAGTTCGGGTGCCACCCGATGAATTTGAAAGATTTCGGATATTTTCCCTCCATTGCGTCACATATTTCCAGCGGCGCACGCCCTTTTTTGAAGCGCGGATACCAGAACTTTGCCAGCCACTGTACGTGCGATTTTGATGTTTTTACCTCATATCCGACAATAAAATCAAGTTGTTGCCAGCGGATACTGTCGGCTTCACGATAAGCGCTGTTTATTTCGGTGCGAGCCATACGCATAGCATTCTGATAAGATGACCGGTAAACGCCTTGCCCAGGGTGATAAGCCTGCGCCACTTTCGACAGGGTAAGATTGCCGAACGCATTTCGGACACGTCGAAATAGTTTGTCCGGCTCATTCAGATAGACGCGTACATCACGGCTTATATCGGCAGCGCTTCGGCCTTCGCTGATACCTATAGATAAGGATAATTCTATGTGCCGTTCGAACTGCTTGGCGATACTCCAAACTCTTTCGGATAAATTATGCCCGTAAGTTGTTCTACGTTGAAATGCCTCAAGTGCACCGAGATTGTGAAGCATCCATCCTTTTTTCGGATTGTCGAATAGTTGTTTTACCCATGAATCGTTCTTGTCGTTGGCAAAAAACCATTCCGAAGTGATCCCCGCTGTAATTATAGTGGACAACTTATTTCGGAATGAAGATAACGAGGCATCGGCTTGTTTACTACGGCTTTTGTTTGATGAGAAGGCGAACAATCGCCCCGTATTGGGTTGATATTTATATCCCATTCCCAGTCGAATCAATTCATCCGAGGCCACATCATACAAAGCCTCTATCTGTCGTAGATATTCTTCGACATGCGTTTTATGCTGTTGCTCCCATTGGGCGGCTTTCAAATTCAATCCGGGCATCGTTTCGAATTAGAATGTTGGCTCTATAATATTGTTCATAGATGCCTCTGCCTTCGCTTGCTTTATTCGCTCGATTTCAGCGGTAACATCATCGGCCGTTCCCATTAGTTCAACGCCCTTTCCCAGCGACATAACGCCATCCTGCACAGCACGGCCTATAGCCGCCCAACGTGCGGTGACATCTTCATTGAACGGTTCGGCAAATTCGTGTTCTATTTTGAGCGCAGCCAAATCAGGACGCAAATGAATATGGGTTACATTCATCATAATAGCGAGAATAAGATTTTTCTCCCTATCTACGGCTATGTCGTATATCTCTTTATTATTTTCGCGCTTGATATATCCCAGTACCATCGCGCGTTTGATCGCTTCGCCCGACAAAGTTCCCAGCCCAGCCATTTTCTCGGGTGTAAACTCGGGCGTGAAAGTGTCGAACAAGATGGACTGCGCGAGGTCTTCCTTTTCCTGTTGCTGCGTCTCGGAAGAGGTCGGTGGATTGATGTACTCGAATTTTGAATCCGCTCCGGTCATCCGAATCATTTTCCCGGGCTTGTCGGCTCGACCTTTCAAAAAATCTACGACATCGCCCGTTGCTGCGGCGATAGGGTCTGCGAAATAGTTATTTGTGTCGGATATTTTGCTGTCTATATCCTCCTCGCGGTCTATGCGGGGGTTGAGGCCTCCCCACGCTTTATCCTGTCGGTAGTAGATAACATTGATTTTTCCGGTTGGATTGGGAGTTGCAATAACCTCCCAATTAAGAGATCCTCGTTTGCATCGGTAGATCGTATCAGGTGTTTGAATATCGAAATGCTCGATAGTTGATGTCCCCTCTTTAAGGTAGTACCCATACCCGAATGCAATGAGGTTCTCGTATAGGTCGAATAATGGACGTAGGGTGTATCCTTTCGACTTGCAAATTACCACAACTTTTACCTGCGGTTGGAAATTCTCGTCCCGATAGATGTGGTAGAGCTTGGCACATTCAGTTTCTGCTCCCGCAATGCGTTTTGCTTTACGCATGGAAACGTTGAATCGTGTATCTTGCAAAAATTGATTATATGCTTCGAAAGCCTCGTCCGAACCTTCGTTGTTCACCTTCTTCCATCGTATCGGATTCCCGAGCAGAAAGAATAGTTCCACCTCATTGATGTACTTCTGTCGTGCACGAGGCAACTTCTCGGTACGATAAGGCTCCTGGCCTTTCCGCATCTTATCGGCCTTTCGCATAATACGGTGGAGTTCGGGGTTATATTCCTGAATCGCCTGCAAAACCTCCGTATCGCGATTCTGCATAAGTGTTTGAGCCTGTGTAATGTCTTTGTCCTTGATAAGCGTAAGCAGATCACGTTCTGCACCGGTTGCATTCAGATATTTATTGCGTATCGCATTGAGTAGGTTGTCTATAAATCCCATATCCGTACTTTTTACCAAATTCCTAAATCCTCTTTGTCTAAATCTTCTTCATTGTTGAAATACCCCCGCTTTTCGATTACTCCGGTCAGGGCATCTTCGGCGTCGTCATGGCTGTTGAACTCCTGCTGCTTACGGTATGATTTGACATGCGAGGCGAACTCCGGCCATTTGTGCTCCCATCCGGTCGGAAAATAAATAAGGTTTTGCACTTCATTCGATCGCGTGAAAATACGCACCCTTTTGTTGGCGGTCTGCGTAAATGGGTTGAACGATGTAAAGTTGTTACCGATTATTCGGCACTGCGCCTCAACATTGCGCCCGAAAGACCTGCCGCCATTGTTGCTCTCGACGTAGCAGATCTCCGTCTTGTTTCGGGACAGCATCTCGGCTGTTGCCGGCTCGGTATATTCCATCGGTTTCTGTGTATATAAAATGTCCGTCACGAAATTGCCGATGGGAGTTTCCGTATAGCAAATAGAACACAGATAGTCACTGCCGGTATCAGCGGTATCCGTGTAGTTCTTTCGCTTCATAGATGCTGCATATGGAATTATGTCGTATGTCTTAAACTCTCCATACATCAAACCTTCCAGCGGCTTCGGGTTCTGCATATATTGCGTTTCAAAGACAAATGAGTTCGATCTCTCGATTTTTCGCAACTCCTCCAGCGTATGTTTGAAATCCCATAACGGCTGTTCACGGCCGTTTTCGTCATGCCAGATACAGGGCATCGAGAGTACCGTCCATTCTTCCGGCTCAATTTCTTGCAGATACCCGCACAGATCGTGTTCGTGCAGTCTCTGCATGATGATTATGATCGGTGTGTTTCGGGAGTTCACGCGGTTGCGGATTGTCGATTCGAAACGGTTGTTTACCCGCTCACGGACCGTTTCGGACAGTGCATCCTCTGGCTTAATAGGGTCGTCAATGACGATTGCCCCCGCAAAATCGCTTTCCCATGCAGGAATGAAATTACCTATTTCGCGTCGCTCCCTGTCGGTATCATCCACTTGACCTGCGCCGAAACCGGTCACCTGTCCGGCGGCACTTACTGCATACAGCCCGCCGCCGGCGGATGTGTACCATTTTTTTGCATTCTTCGATTCCACATTGACCTCGGGAAACAGCCGTTGATAATAGTCCGATTGTACTGTTTCATTGATCTCTTTCGAATTATCAAGCACAAGATCATCGGAATATGACAAGTGGATAAATTTACTTCGCGGATTGAGTGCCAGCCCGTAGGCGATGAAGTTTTTCGACACAAGTTCTGTCTTCCCGTATCGCGGGGCGATATTGATGATAAGTCGCTTTATCTCTCCCCGTACTACTTTATCGAGAGCCTCGCATATTTGGCGATGGTGATCGCCGACAATAAAACGCATCCCCGTCTTATGCTTGAACATATAGCGGGTGAAGTTCAGCGTTCCGGAAAGGCAGAAGGTGCGCTCTATGTCTATGTCGCGAATCGGGGGAGTGTACTAATATTCTTCGTTAAGTTTCAACCCATATTGCTTCGCCTCTTCGGGAGAAAGGGTGCGAGGCGGAATAAGTTCGGCACCATCGGGGCCTGTAATCTCCGACCGCTCTACATACCCCCGTTTCTTACCACGGGTTTTGAGGGTGAAAATGATCGCTGTTTCGGAGGGACGTTCGATCCAACCGGCAAATCTCTTTTCGCCGTTCTCGTCCTTTTCGATGGCTGGAACGCCGGCAACCAGTTTGCGGAGGTTGCTTTCGGCAAGATCGAGGAAACGTTCGCGGGAATCTTCGAGGGCCTGCTTGAACTCGGGATCATCATTGCACCAAGCATAGACAGTAACTCTATCCACTCCGATGTGGGCGGCAATATCGGATAAAATGCCGCCGCAAGAATTTGCAATCTTGCGGAATGTCGCAATATTAGGCTTTTTACTCGGAGCACCCATTTTTTATAGTGTAAGGTTTGTGAGGTTATTCCACCCGTTCAACCATATCGGCGAACATTTCGCCAGGGATAATCTTGTCATCCGGCCCAAACCCGAATCGAAGCATAAACGACGATTTCGCCCGATAGGATTTGAAATTGAGCATCACATACGACTTTTTCCATTTGGATAGAGGGTAGACTTTGCCCGTGTTACTTATGGCTTCGTTCTCGTATCCACGCAACATAAGGCAACGATTCATGCCGTCCGATTGCTTCATGCCATAAAAAGAATACGAAATACCTGTTTTCATCCGAACGGATTCATCAATATCTTTCAACGACATGATTTTGACATTCGGATTCGGGATGCAATATAGCCCGCAGCGCAGAACGCGCGTCAGCGTCCAGTGTGGCACCTGCATGATGCGTACATTTGAGTAGCGAACTTTGACTGCCCGCAAATAGTTGTCGATGTGGTCAAGACCCTTGACGAAATACATGAATACACAGACGATCTCTTTGAAGTGCGGCGCCATCAGGTCGAGCAATACCTCGCTGTCTTTGCCGCAAGAATAAAAAAGGATTGCTCTATCCGTTTTTTGACGGACAGAGGCAATCACTTCGTTTGCATGGTCTATCGGGGTCATGATTAACCTGTTGCCATGCCAAAGGCGGCGCGAATGTCGCGTGCACGACCGGCACGATTCGTCGCACGACCGCCTACTGTACGATAACGGACACGGCTAACGCTGGTCGTCCGATTGATTCGATTTCTTACTGAATTTCGAGTGCAGCTTGAATTTTAGAAGTTTGACAATATGATTTAACCTACGGAAAGGCCTCGGGCGGCAGATTGCCTAGCTCTTGTATATGCACTGGTCGCCCTTGCATACCTATTCGCAATAACACCATTTCGGCCACCCATATTTGCGAGGCTACTTAATCCTACAGCAGGATTAGGCGTGCGGCGTCGCAATTCACTCGTTATACGGCTGTATTGCGCGTCAAGCTGAGTTGCTGTTTTTTGTCTTCGTCTTCGAGTGCGGCAATGATTCTAAGGGTTTAACAATTCATTTTCTCGATTACCTTGCCGAGGTGGTAGTCGATCTCGGTCATGGTATATTCGTTACCGTTGTGCTCGTACACAATCGGCTCTTTCGTCTCTTCGTCGCAAACATCTACCAGCTCGACGCCTTTGACTTCGACCAGCGCGCCGGGGCGATTCTTTTCGTAACCTACCCAGAACTGTATGGCATCGTAGTGGTTGATAACCGTATCAACGCCCTTCTCGCTGTCCCACGCCGATTCGGGCACGTCACTGTCTTTCTTGTAGACTTTGCCTGTGTTGTTGTCTCGGTATGAAATGTATTTCGTGTTGGTCGGGCGTACTTCGCGGGTCTCGACCGTTTTTTCACCCGACAAAATGGCGTCGAACCATTTTTGTTTGATGATAAGCGTTAAAATTTTCATAGCCGTAAATTTCATTAGTAGCGGGGGCAAGAATCGAACTTGCGCCTGCGGGACACTAACCCGCCGTGGTAACCTCTGCACTACCCCGCATATATCTGTTCGATGCAAAAGTGGACACGTTCGGCACATTATGCAAATCTTACTATTGAATTATTTATTAAAAATACGATTTTTTATTGAGAGCTGCAATTTTTAAGGTCTTTTCTTCACACACCCTTTGCAGCGGATAATCTCAAGCACTACTGCGTCATATTTGACGATCAATAGGCTGTCGCGATTGTTGTCTGCACCTTTGTAGGCTTTACACCCACACTTCAGCCGCGTGCGGTGACATGTCGCGTCCGTCAATTCGAATGCCTTTTTGAGTAATGTCAAATCGCTGCGTTTTTCTACGTACATCGTTGGTTTCATATATTATATAACTTTTACAAAGTTGAACATTCTGAATGACCGCCAGCCCTCGGCAACCGTATCGTAATAGGTTACGAGGTGTTTGTTAGGCTTACGGTCGTCACCTTTTGTTTCGGGGCATAAGTCGTCCTTAAGCGTACCGAATGCCTGTCGCAATTCACCCGTACTCGATTTGAGGTAGAAGAACTGCACGATGCCCGCGCGCATCTTTATCTTCAATTTGAACACCTGCCATGCCTTATGCAGACACTCAGCAAAGGTTACACCCGTCGCGCGGCACATCTGCCACGCCGTGCGCATGATGATGGAAAGGTCGGTTCGTTTCATTGTTATATAGGTTAAAAGTTGGTTTTTAGTTTGAGTAGTCGCAAGCACTCTTTCAACTCGCTGTCTGTGTATTTCTCGGCGATCTCTCGTGATATGCCGTTTGTGTTCATTGCGATTTTGATCGCAGCCTCTCTGTTCACCTTGAAGGATTTTCTTGTCTTCATAGCTTTTCAATTTTTTCAAATGTAACATAATACAGCCTATTGCCAACGAGTACCATTGCGATATTCAGTTTATCGAACTGTCCTCGATATTCACCAGTATTGCGTCCGAATCTCACCGGGTCGCCAATTTTTATGTCTTTCATATCTTTCATTTTTACCACCGGCGGCAGGTGCCGCCACGCTTCGGGCCTGAGGTCTGTTTATAGCCGCCCGAACGGCTTTATTCGTCGAGGTAGTAGAGCAGCAGTTCACAATCTTCAACGTGCAGAACTCTCGTAGGTTCGATTTTTTCGAGTTGCAAAGACAGTGTATCGTCTTTCTCTGCATAGATGTACGCCCACTGGCCTTTCAGTTCGATTTCTTCTCTGGTGCCGAAATAGGCGACAGTATTATCTACGTCTTTGACAAGACCCCAGCTGCCATTGTCCATACCATCACGATTGATTGCGTCGATCACTTTAAATGCAAATGCGTTCATAGTTCTATTGTTTTAGACGTTTATTCAATAAATCAATTAGTTGATTTCGCTGACTTTGCAAGGTGTGAAATACATATCTCTTTCGATGCCAAGACCAAAGGGGCGAGTTCTAACGCGTTGAAGTTCATTCAGTGACACATAACCATATTCTCGCTCGCCCATATTGTCTAACAATGCGAAGAGAATGTAGTCGTCGTCTTGCTTCTCGCCTTCGAGAATGTACCACGTCTGACTGCCGCATGGGTTGAAGAACTTGCAGATGACCTGTGCCTTGCCGCCTTTGCCATCTTGTGAATAAATGGGGTACTTTGCCAACTGCTTCTCAATTGCTTTAGTTAAGAGTTTCATGGCCGTATTGTTTAATTGTTGTTTTGATTTTCTGGTGCAAATATAAATGATATTTTGATATAATGCAAATATTTTGAGATAAAAATTTAATTGACACTAAAATTTTTTGCTGTTTATATGAATATCAATATATTTGTGGCAAATAATACGTCAAAATGAGAGTTAAAGAATTATTGAAGGAACGAGGAATGACCGCAAAAGAGTTGGCGGCGCGTCTCGGAATGACTGAAACGGGGTTAAGTATTGCAATTGGTGACAACGGAAATCCGCCGTTAAAACGATTGCAAGAAATAGCCGATATTTTGGGTGTTGAAGTGCCGGAACTTTTCGCCGCTTCGAAAGAGGGAGCAATCACGTGCCCGCATTGCGGGAAGTCGATAACCATCAAGGCAGAATAACCTCAACGATACCTACCCATGGAACTACAACCTATCCAAAGCAAGATTTACGAAATACGGGGCCAGCGGGTGATGCTGGACCGTGATTTGGCGGAATTGTACCAAGTAACAACAAGCGCTCTCAATCAAGCGGTAAAGCGTAATATCGAACGCTTTCCGCCCGATTTCATGTTTCAACTGACAGATGCCGAAACTGAAAATTGGAAATCACAAATTGTGATAACCAATTCCATCACGATGGGTTTACGCCGCAACCCCTATGCGTTTACCGAGCAAGGCGTTTCTATGTTATCGGCTGTTTTGAAAAGCTCCGTTGCCATACAAGTAAGTATCGCTATTATGCGTGCTTTCGTAGCGATGCGGAACTACATCACGACCACGACGACAGTAACGGCCGAGTTGGCCGAAATTCGGGCGAAACTGGCGTTACTGGAGCGGGTGGACGCCGACAATGCCGAGGCGGTCAGCGATCTGTCGGAAGATATGCGCAAGGAGCTTGATAATATCTACAACGCTATTGCGGCGTTGTCGGTCAAGATACCGCAGGCACGCAATCCCGCCCGCAAAATTGGATTCCAACAAGCGGAGCAAAAGGCGGAAGAGTAGCAACGTACCCGACGAACACAATCACCTGCCCGAAGTGCGGGACGGTGCTGGAGGTAAAAGAAAAGGAATAAATAAAACTACATTCCTATGACACAAAAGCAGGCCATACAGTTGTTCGAGGACCGCAAGGTGCGCACCGTTTGGGACGAGCGGACGGAGACGTGGTATTTTTCCGTTCTCGACGTGATCTCCGCTCTGACGGACACCGTGAATCCGACCGATTATTTCAAGAAGATGCGCAAGCGGGATGAAGCGCTCGCCTCGTTCGTGGGGACAAATTGTCCCCAGATAGCCATGAGGTCAGAAACGGGAGTGATGCGCAAGACGCTGGCCGGAGATGTGAAAACCGTCCTGCGGATTATCCAGTCGATTCCGTCACAGAAAGCCGAGCCTTTCAAGCAATGGATGGCGCAGGTGGCAAGCGACCGCCTCGACCAAATGCAAGACCCTGAGTTATCTATTGAGCAGGCCGTAGCCGATTATAAACGCCTTGGATATTCGGATACATGGATTAACCAACGCTTGAAAAGTATCGAAGTCCGTAAACTTCTCACTGACGAGTGGAAACGCGGGGGCGTTGATGGAACGCAATATGCCACCCTTACGGACATTATCACGAAGGAGTGGGCCGGACGTACCACGAAAGCCTACAAACGTTACAAGGGGTTGAAAAAGGAGAACCTGCGGGATAATATGACCAATGTCGAACTGCTGTTGAACTCATTGGCCGAGGCCTCTGCTACCGAACTTTCCCGAAACGAAAATCCAATAGGTTTCAAGGCCAACGCCAACGTCGCCAAACGGGGCGGTACAGTAGCTAAAGTTGCCCGACAACAACTCGAAAGCCAACTCGGACACTCTGTCGTATCACCCCTCAACGCTCGGCAATACCTCGGAACGTTGCCCGACAATCCGCCACCCGAAACAGCGCACCTTACTTCAGCGGTAAAATCGACGAAACCGATTACATGCGACACCTCAAACGAGGAGGAATAAATAGTTCTCAACTTAAAAACACAAATGAAACTAAAGTAATAAACGCATCGAATTCGATGCGTTTTAGAATATGAAATGTAATATGGAACCGTCTCTGAATATTCGATCATTTCGAATAGGCAATTTAGTGTATAACCCCCATCTTGAGCGAATTGGGTATATTGCAGAAATTACGCGTGCAGACATGACGTTATTTCATGGTGAGATGCTAATTAAGGAAGCCGGATTTTATCATGAGATTTTAGATAAAGTAGTATTAGGAGATGTTAGGCCTATACGTTTGACTCCAACGTTATTGGAAAAATGCGGCTTTGAGAAAGAATTTAGCGACTGTTACCAACGATTTGACTACTATATCATCCCCCGTGTGATATGTTTATCTCCTAAAAAAGAAGGGTTCTGTTGGCAGGTGGAAGACGAAATCGACGATTGCAATGTGGATGTGCCCATAAAGTATCTGCACCAGCTCCAGAATATATATTTTACATTGACCGGAACGGAGCTGAATGTAGAAAAGATATATGATGCGAGAATGTAAAAAGCCGAGTTCCCTCGGCTTTCTGTTTATCATTTCAAACCGACCGAATCAAAAATAGGGTACGGTTCGATATGTCATTTTCTCGGTTCATGATTGAGGCGGGATTGTGAGTTGATTATCTTTTTTAGTCGGTCTCGACCGCAATACCTCCAATATCACTCGGTCACCGTCGAGAACCAGCATCCCGTGTCGGCGGGGATCACCACCTTTGGTGCGGTGCTCGGCCTCGCATTCGGTGCGGATCCGGACACAACGGAAACCTGCGGCCTCGAAAGCCGATCCGATTAACGATAGGTCGCTGCGCTTGGGGACGCAGTACATGGGTTTAATTGCCGCTTTGATGCGGCCCATGCGTTCGATGCGCTTTTTCATTTTGATTTAGCAATAAAAAACTGCGTTACGAGTTGCTCGGCTCAAAATGCAAGCCGTCGGGCGTTTCCGCTACCGAACTCGACGCAGTTAAATTTAACTGTATGTATAGATACAAAATACCCAATATGGTTGGATATGTTTGCATCGCATTTTGATTTAGCAATGCAAATATAATGATTTTGTAGGGAATAACAAAGGCGAGATTTATTCTCGCCTTTGTTTTGAAACATATATCCTATCTGATTACTTTTTTTGAAGTTTTATTTCCAGTGTTATATTATCTCCTGCTACACCCATAGACACTTCGGCAATTCCGTTTGAGATAGAATGTACTTTGTATCTGTATAATTCTTCCCCGTCTATATAAGTATATATCATATCCCCTTCAGCTTTGTATGTTCCTGAACCGTTGCCAAAATACCCGCTTCCCGAATATGTACCATTTTCATAAAATACAACAGAGAATGCAAGATTTGTGTGTGGCGGTTGGGTTATATCTATCCATTCGCCGTTACTTTGTATGGCAATTCCCTGCCATGTGCCATAAAGATTCTCAATGTCGAACTTGAACGATTCTTGCTCATCCTTTTCGCACCCCATAAAAGTAACTGCACAAATAACAGCCATCAAAAGTAAAAATTTTTTCATAACATAAATTGTATTGGTTAGATGCTGCAAAGTTACAAAATTCCCCCCCCCGCAAAATAATGAGCCTATTTTTTTGAAGTTGTGCCGAAAGTTCCGAGGTTTGTAAAAACGCTGAAGCTATGATTTGGATTTATATTTTGCTATTCGTGATTATTGCGTTGATTGTGTATTTGATCTATCTTGTTCGTTTTTGGGGCAGAACTAATATTGAATTGACAGGTGATACTTATACTGGATTAAACAATGTTCTGTGTAGAATATTGAATCAAGACAGATTAAAAAAGTAATTTACTGATTTTTTGCATTGCAATCCAAGTCCATTCAAAAATAGTGTGTCCCCAAAATTGAGAGGCGCAAATAGATATGATAGCTAATGCAATAGCCCAATGCGCTTCGCGCCTACTTATTTTTAAATTGCGAAGTTCTAAATTATCCCGTTCTTCTTGTTTGCGTTGTTCGTTATAGATGACTGCACATCCTCCCTGGTCTTTACACACTGATAAATTAGCCGCAGCTTTTAACCATATTCCACCCCCTTTTATTTCAATGACCATATGATCTTCAAGAACGCGTAGTATTCGCATTCGTTGCTCTTCATTTGGGATTAATGTTTTGACGGCATCCATATTAAAATAGGCCGGATTTCTTGATAATTCATTTAGAAAAACGTCGGCAATGTTAATGTCTCCTTTTTGTAGTTTGGCTATCATAAGGTTCATTGAATAGTAATTCAATCTGAAATTTGCATCGGCTCCTATTTTTTAACTCTTCTTTGAATGCTTATTATCAGGTGTCTGAATTACAATATATTTTTGTAATTCATTGATATACATTATTTTAGCTCCGATTTTATGGGGGGGGGATTTTTGACCCCCAGATCTGTCGGAGTTGCCGGAAAGCCTGTATATGTTCCTAAAATGGTCGTTTTGAGGATAGAATTCGATTCCTCAATTTGCGTAATTAGCCGATTCATCTGTTCGTCCTTGGTTTTTAAGCTGGCCGCTTGATTCTCTATAACCGCCCACACGCTTTGGGGGATAGTTATCATCATATCTACGTTTTCTGCCGCAGTTACATCTTCTGTCTTTTGTGTGGAAGTATTTTTTAGCATATTGCCTTTGCCATTCAATAACCATTCTCTGTTCAAATCGCTATATGCACGCAAAATTTTTTCGATAGAATTTCGGCCCAAATCGCTTTTCCCCTTGCGTGCTTTGCCTATCAGCCCAACGGATAAATGGCAATCAATAGTTACTTGATTGTCGTTTAACCCCTTGAAATCCATATATTTTATAAATCTTTCAATAATCATAAATAATAATTATAGATTATATATTGATATTTCAATGTATTTGTCTATATTTGCATTATCGAACAACAAAACAACAACCGTTTCGACGATGAAATACAAGGTACATTCGCAAATATACTAAATAATATATGAAAACGAGCAAGTACAACCTACCTAAAATCATGCGCAATGCTTGGTACATGTTCAAGGTTAAGATGTACAAGACGTTTGCGGCAGCCCTTCGCAAGGCGTGGGCAAATGAGAAACGCAATATGCTCTATGCCACCATTGAGGGACGAAGCCTTGCCACAGAGGATGCACACGCAATAGCAGCGGCTCGTATGGCGTGGACGCCGGTAACAGTGCCGACCGATTATTACGGCGAACAGGGCCGCTACTATGGCGATTGATTATGGAAAACAAGCAGGATAAAGGACGAAAGAGGGACGCCGCAGCGTCCCAGTCCCGCCCCTCCGCCCTCGTCGGTTACAACCGGAAGGGCAACGAACGGTAGTGTTGCCGCACATTTTCGCGGCGTCCGAACCTAAGCGGGTATAGGCACGAACAAACACCACCTTCGGCCGATGAATATTGGTTCTATTCATGGCGTAAAGGGTTAAATGTTGATGGCGTCAGTTTAACATCCCATTTGGGATGACCACCAGCCACGAGGGGCAAGACAAAAGTAGTTATTTATCCTGCTTTTCTAAAATTAGAAGAATGAACGATGTAATGGAATCGGCCGACAGGCTGGCCGCCCTGCTCCAAGAATAGCGGGTGTACATTGAACGAATTATCAAAATACTCAATAAACAATATGCTGGTAAAAAAGACGATAAAAGTGATTGTTCTGCCTCCTGATGTGAAGAAGGAGATTGCGGCCGAGGTCGGATGTACGGTCGAAACGGTATATAATGCCTTGAATTTGACGAATCCCACAGTTGGAGAGCAACCCGATCGTATCCGTCGTATGGCGCGAGAGCGGGGTGGCTACAATGGGACTAAAATCCGGTGGATTGAGGCTTAAAAAAGACTATGCTATGAAGGGATCGCGGATATGCTTTACATATCGCCCGAGACGGTGCGCACAACGAAGCGCGACGCCTTCCGTAAGGCCGAGGTACATTCGTTGGCTGAGTTCGCAATCCAATACAAGGATAAGTTATGAAAACTCCGTGGCGATGGTGGCGGGAACGCCAAGCGACCGATAAAACATGCAAACACTTGGCGCTCATGACGGAAGATATTACAAATATCACAGACCGGCTGGTGGCGTTCGTGTGGGAAGATATTGAAAAGATCATAGACCAAATGTCGGAGGATTTGCTCCGGCCGATTGAAAGTATTAAACCAATAAAAAAGAATGTGATGAAAGATTTACTTAGCTGCGAAGGCCGAAGGTTCCGGTGTAAGATTGATGGTACTCTTGCCACAGGGATAATTCGAGTGGTAGATGAATGTGTGTATTTATGCCAAAATGAAAAAAATGGGTCTCACAGCATCGACAAAAAAGGATATAAATATGCATGGTGTGTTTACTCTGGAACCGAAGCAGATTTTGCTCATCCCAATGTCAGGGTCACCGATTTCCGGTTTATTCCTATAACCGCCGAATAGATCGAAGCCTACAAGGATTGGCAGGTGGGAGATAAAATCATGAATGGAGCCCATTTATACGAGGTCATCTTTCGCAGCGGGGAGCTGGTAATCCTCAAATCATTAAACTCTTCAGTCTTCATAGGAGAAGGAGAGGCATCCGGCAACTACACCTGCGACGAATTATATAAGAAAGGTTTCCGCCTGGTTGCTGACCCCGCTCCCAAGGAGGAGATCGTCGAGGTGACGATGGACGAGATCGCCAAGTTGAAGGGCGTGCCCGTTGAGCGGCTGCGAATGAAGAAGGAGGACAAATAACGACAAAGAGTGCGTGGTAGAATGGTATTACGAATCGATTAGTGGTAAAGACCAAGTGTACTCACGATGCGCTTAATGGACAGTACACCCTGAAGAGCGCAGATGTTCAAACAGAAGCTAACCGATTGAAAGGCATTCCAGACGTGGAATGTTTGCCAGTTCGAATCTGGCCGCACTCCCTAATCAATATAAAGCATTATGAACGAGACAATTATTATTACCACCCCCGCAGAATTGCGCTCTATTGTCGCTGACGAAGTGGCGGCGATTCTGCCGAAGCTCGCCGATTTCCAGCGTAGGAATGAACCGGTAGAAATCGATAATTTGTCCGTTGAAGAAGCCGTGCGGTTTATTGCGGAGCAAGGTATCCCGACCACCCGTTCGACGATTTATAATTGGGTTTTTCTAAAAAAGATCCCATTTAAGAAAATTGGACGCCGCACGGTGTTTTCCAAAAAGGAGCTTCTTGCTTGGATCGAATCCCGTACGACTTTGCCGGAGGACAGACGGGCCGTTGCAGCTGCGCGTATCGCCAAAAGTGCTAACTGCAAATAAAATGACAGATAGGCTACTACCGAACCAGTGACTAATATGTACTTCTATGCTGTACTGGTCGGCCCTGGTAGTGGATCAACCGAGCACTATCCGCGCCCAACGTTCTTTCATTCGAGTAAAGTTAAGAGTTGAGATTAGTTGAGTTTGCCATTTCCGGGCGCGGATTTTCAAAGTCCGTATCGGGTTGAATGTCCCGATGCGGGCACCAAAGGACGGCACGGAAGCCGTAGGGGTCCTAAAGCCTGCCATAAACCCCGGCCGCAAGGCAGAAAGGCTGGAACGAATAAGCGGTTCATTGAAATACGAGAACCATCCGAAGGGATGTAAAACCCGGCGAGCGACTTGGCGCAGAAGGGCGGATATTAGGCCGATCAATACCAAAAAGCAGGCGACGATCCGGAGCAATTCGGGGAGCCGGTAGCGATATACCCTGCGATTCAGTCGTGGTCTTCGATGACGACAGGGTGCAAATTTTAATCAAAACAATTTACGTGCAATGTCAAACAAAGTATTTACCCCAGAGAACATTTCCAAATTAAAACAGAACGAGGTCTTTGTATTCGGCAGTAATAAGGCCGGTAACCACGTTGGCGGCGCAGCTCGTGTCGCGGTCGAGAAGTTCGGCGCGATCATGGGGCACGGCGAGGGCTTACAGGGCCAGTCCTACGCTATCCCTACGCTCGATGAACAGATGGACAAGGTGTCTACCGAGGAATTGACGCGATCGGTACGGAGATTCGCAGACTATACACGGTACAATACCGATAAGGTTTTCTATGTAACCAAGATCGGATGCGGCATCGCTGGATTCTCGGTCGAAGAGATTGTGGAAGTATTCAAAAGCGTCTCGTTCGGCGATAACGTGGTGCTTCCGCAAGAGTTCGGCGAAGAAAAACATATCGATGGATTTAAAGGGTTCAATGCAGATATGACCTGCCTGGGCTTCAAATTCGAGGAGGGCAAGACTTACGAAGAGGATGTTGAGTTGAAAGTTTGTAATCGAGGCTTTCATTTCTGCGAATCACCGTTCTCTGTCCTTAGCTATCGTGATATGCTGGATGATGAATGCAAGTTCATCCCTGTGCATCATGTAACAGCTTTGGGGCGATGTCATTCCGACTCGGATAAAACGGCGACGACAAAGATTCACATCGGGGCAAAACTCGATTTCAAAGGATTCATTAAAGCTGGTATAGATTTCATTTACGAGAAGTGCATCAAAGAGGGTCCGACCGACAATGTTAATTCGGGCGACGACACAAAGATCGGCTCCTCGGGCTACGGCGCACAGATCGGCTCCTCGGGCTACGGCGCAAAGATCGGCTCCTCGGGCGACCTCGCAAAGATCGGCTCCTCGGGCGACCTCGCACAGATCGGCTCCTCG